CCACTGATGTATGCCAAGCAGCATGTCCTGCCTGCGCACGGGAGACTGATCTTTTTTTTGACAAATCCTCACGACATCATCTCACTATAGAGCAAATACAGCATCATATCAACGAAGTTGGCATAAAAAATCTCAACAAGATGTTTATGTGTGGCAACTACGGCGATCCGGCCGCTGGCAAATATACCTTAGATATCTATAGATATTTTAGAAAAATCAATCCTGAAATTGAACTGGGTATGAACACCAATGGTGCCATACAGAACACTGCCTGGTGGCAGACTTTAGGAGAGATCTTGCATCGACAACTAGACTATGTGGTATTCAGCATCGACGGCCTTGAAGATACAAACCATATTTACCGGCGCAATGTTGATTGGGATAAACTGATCGAGAACGCCCAGGCCTATATCAGCACAGGAGCCAGCGCACATTGGGATATGTTGGTGTATCGCCATAACGAACATCAAGTCGACGAGTGCGAACGATTGGCAAGATCGCTGGGATTTACTTGGTTCCGTGCCAAGGTCAGCAAGAGACCGATTCTACAAAATCTACAATATCCAATATCATGGCAGCCACCACAAAAATCCAAGACTCAAATCAATTGCCATGCATTGAATGAACAAAGCATGTACATAGATGCACAAGGTAGAGCGAGTCCGTGCTGTTGGTTAGGCAGCCGACAGAGAGATTTCATCACAGATTTTGATCAGATACAACTGTCTTGGAACAGTCAAAAACCAAATTTGATTTGTTTGAATGCGTGTGGAACTGCAGATCGAGTGACTAATTTTGCTCATCAATGGAGACGGGAAATTGCGCTATAATTGTAAAGACATATAACTATAATGAATGTCATGGCTTTTCGAATCACAAGAAATCACAGAGATACCCGAAGAATATGCTGGTTTTGTTTATCTCATAACCAATAAACAGACCGGTAGAATGTATATTGGCAAGAAACTCAGCAAATTTAAAAAGACGACATACAAGACAGTAAAACTCAAAAACGGCAAGAAGAAACGCAAGAAGATACGCGGCACTATAGATTCAGATTGGCAGACATATTACGGCAGTTCTCCAGAGTTATCTCGAGACGTTGAACTGCTAGGCACAGAAAATTTCACACGCGAAATATTATATTACTGCCACAGCAAGGCTGAATGCAGTTATATAGAGGCTCGCGAACAATTCTCCCGCAAGGTACTCGAATCAGACGAATACTACAATGGTCACATACAGGTTCGGGTACATGGCTCACACATCAAAGGCAAACTAGGTATCAACGGCTAGCACAGGCCAACATCGTGTGCTCTAGATCTGGATCTCTGATCACAGCGACGGAAGTCCCATCGTACCCATGGGCACTCAACCACTACCCGCGAGGATGATGATCACTTGTAAGCCCTGTGATTTGGTTGTTGGAAAAAGATTAAAAGGCAAAAAGAGGGGAGAAAAACCCCAGGCACCCAATCTGTGATAGCGTACAGATCGTGTGTTGCCGTTGTGATAAGACGGAGTGAGCAGGTACCGGACAACCGCCTGCGTAGAACAAGTCTGTTCTGTAACTCTAACGCTGTGTGACTGCGCCACTCGGATGATGCAGATTTTCTTGGCCCGGCAACGGGCTAAGTGTGACCACTTGATCTGGATGATGACGAATCTTTCGCTTCGCTCAGAAAAGAAACAGTTGATGAGTGAAACGAAATCAACTGATCTCGCAGAGATCTCAGAACTGGTCAGGCCAATCTCGGAACAAGGCGTGTTGTATGTTGCCTGATACAAACTGATTGAAACTTTGATGTTTGCTTTCTAGTTCGCCTTGCAAAGGAGCGACACGACGGAATGCATCGTCCATCTGCCCCATGTTCTTAAACTCCATTATGATCATCCATTCAGGCATGTCGGGTATGCTCCTGAATCCCATCTTGCATCGGGTGATCCGATAGGTTTCCATCTTGCCTTCGGTGATGAGATGATCAAAGAAACTTTTCATCCCGTTGACCCAGTCAAGGTCTGTTATGTCGCCTTCTTTGTCTGCCCATATGGTGTATAAATCGCTCATGTCATTGGTCCTAATAGTTCAAATCCTGCTATCTCTTTTTTGTACAGATGCGCCTGCTCGAGGTAGAGATAACGGAACCCTCGTGCTTTATAGATAGCACACTCTGTTTTCATGGTTTCTATGCCAAGTCGCAGCCGTGGATTGTGGTATGTCCAGGCGAATTGATCGCATATGGCGTTCTCATCGTCGTATCTGCGTATCAAACTGAATGCTACTATTTGACCACTGTCAAGATAACCGATGACATCGGCCATGGGATCCAACAACCTAGACACAAACAGCGGCATGACCGAAGCAAAATGCTTGTAGATACAGTAGGTCCTGTAGATTTCTTGGCACCGATCAATGGTCTGATCGGATTTGTCAAGATATCGCCATTCCACAGATTTGGTGTAATTGGTCTTTGAGAGATCTATTCGGGCAAAATGATATGTCACTATCGCGGATCCTCTCGACCCTGGAATAACTCTGAAAGATAGTCTTCGGGCCAGTCTTTGTAGTAGCCTTTTTCTGCTATCATTCGAGCATGGGCATTGAGTTTGGCCAAAGGCTGCACAAAGGCTATGGCCCAGGTGCCTTGATTCATTGTCACACCCTGCACCACTTCAGGCGACCCGGGGTGATCGGCCAGAGCTAAGAGATCTCTGGCTCGCAGGAATCCTTGATTCACAGCAGTGATCTGCTGATTGAATTCGTCAGGTTCAAACTCTGCAGGATCGTAGACCAAGGCCACGACATCTAGTTCGCCAATGTTGATGTGTTGTAGATCCGTGTAGGGGTCGATCTGCCCAGGCCTGATCTCAAACTTGCTCTCTACCCTAGCACGGCGTGCATAAGGGCACGGAGCCCAACCTGACAGTGCAGGATGTGGACGTTCTACAAAGCCGGTGACCCAGGCCAAGATATCTAATTGTGCTTGTTCAAAATTCATGCTAGAAAAAAGGCAGTCCGCTTTTCTTAGTTGTCTCGAGATTTTCTTTGATGATCTTGGAAACGATTTCTCGTTCCCCATGACTGAGATTCATAGCTTCAGTATAGGTAAGGCCGCCTCGCATGTACCAGACCATTTTCAGGGCTTCTTCTCTTATGGTATTAGACTCCTGGTCCATGCCGTCCACGAGAGTGGAAATGCGGTCAGAATCCGAGATCAGGAGCCGGACGCGAAAAAACGTGCCATGTCCATGGTGAATGCTTGTTCGTATTCATTCTGGCATGCCGTGCATTTCATTTTCAGTGGCTGCAGTTCGCTGGCCTCTCTAAGAGCCACAGCATGGTCTTTGATGCGATTGAATATGGTTCGATCGCATTTGGTCATGAATTCTAAAATTTGATCAGATTCTTGGACCACGGCAGTGGGCGTGCGTATTTCGCTGATGCTCTGGCTGAGAACTACCACTGTGGCTTCGACCATGGTCTTCATCACCCTGTTGAGTTGGGCCACTTTGGCCTCTTCGGGTGCGTCGGCGTCACTCATGATCTGCATGGTCTTCTGCTGTTCAAATTGTACTAGACTGTTGGCTGTTATCTCGCGATAGTGCAGTGGTCTGAATGCGATGCTGAGATCTCCAAGTGTTAGAGTCTTGCTGTAATCTCCGGAACGGATCCTGTCAATCACGGTTCTGAGATCGAGCCCAAACGCTGCTTCGGTTGAGCACTTGGGGCAAGTGGTATCAATATCCATGCTGTGTCCGTAACTGGCTATCCGTATGGCCACTAAGATAGAGTCAAGGTCAGTGCTGGGCACAGCCCAAGCGTCTCGGATGTTGGGCACACAGCTCTGTATCACTGACACTGTGCTCTCACCGTTGAACAAGGCATCTGGAGTGCGATAGGTGATTTCGTCGATGGCCGTCATGGGATACACTGGCAATTCACCGTTGCTGGGCATTTCTAGACTGCCGGCAGGCCAGCCGCGCCCACCACTGGGCAACTTGATGTAGATGGCCGGTTGCCGGAAAAACTGGCTGAGGGGGTTGGTATTTTTGGACATTTTAAACCTGGTAAATAGATAACTTACTTATAGGCCAAGTTTTCTCCTGATCAAAAAGCATGGACGAGCGCGAACTACAACAACTATTTGAAAAACTCCAGTCTGGTGTGCAACTCACCGACGAGGAGATGCGCAAACTTGCCCGCGACACTTCAGCCGTGGATCGAGCCATGCAGACCATGGCCAAGAGTTTTGCTTTCCTTGGCAAGCAAGCCCTGGATGTGGGCAAAAAGCTCTATCAAGGCGAGCAAGGTGCGTCAGTCTACAATGACGCCATTACCAACTCTGCTGATGCGCTGGGCAATTTTCTCAGTGTTCTGGGACCTTTGGGCAAGGTCATGGGGTTCTTGGTCAAGGCCTTTGGTAGCTATGTTGCTGAAACTAACAAACTATCAGATCGACTCTACAAGAGTTACCAAGGCCTCAGCAAGGTAGGAGTCACGGCCGCCGACGGCATGATCGGTCTGGCAGAATCTGCCCAACGGTTAGGCTACGGTCTAGACGATGCTGGCATAGAAAATTTTGGCAAGTTGATGAAAGCGTCGGCGCAGGACCTAGCCCTGCTGTCAGGATCTGCAGTCAAAGGTCGCCAGGATTTCACTGAATTTGCTGGAGAAATAACCAGAGGACCCACAGGTCGGGCCTTGATGAATATGGGCATGTCCGTGGAGGACATCAACGAAGGTCTTGCATCCTACATGGGTCTGCAGGCTCGTGCTGGTACAGCACAGAACAAGACACAGGCACAACTGCAGGCTGGTGCTGCTG